GTCATAAGAAAAAAGCCTAACTCTTGTATAACTTGCCGTCACGTACCATGCAGCATGTACCATCGTATTTACGGGTCGCAATCCCTTCGCCAGCCAGCACCCATTCGGCTCCTGGTACAACTTCATTACGCACCAAACGATCCCCGTCATAGTTTCTCTGAAAAAGAGAGATTATTTTTCGCATACTGCTATCCTTTTCGCTCACTCTGAAGCAGAATCACATTACTTTCCCACTACCGGCAACCACAACCGCCACACCCCACACGTTGACCACTGTTGCTCGCCTTGCCCACTAACATCAGCCGCCTGCACAGTCATCGTCAGGCAGGGGGCGCTGATGCTGTAGTCGGTGTTTGGCTGTAGCTCTAGGCTGGCGTAACCGTTGGCGTCTGTGACCACCGTGTAGGCGTCTGTTGAGGCTGCGCACACGCTGCCCGTGCACTGCTCTGTAACCTCCACCGTCACGCCGCTAGCCGGCACGTCGTCGGCGCTGACTGTGCTGCTGGCGTCCTGGTCGTGCCACAAGCGCACCAGCATGATTGTGCTGGCAGTGGCGCTGCGGTAAAGTAGCCAGGAGAAAATAAAAGCGCCGGTGAGGGCGATGATGGCGAGGCGCAAAAGTGCTTTATTGCGTGTCTGTGTGGTCATGCTCTCGCCTCTACCTGGTAGGTGGCGAGTAGCGCCACGAACATTAATAGATAAAACATAAAACCTCCTGTGCTTGTTAAATGGCCGCACATGGTACAATGGCTGGAGCCAACGCTATCCTGTGCGGCGTTTGGTTAGTGGCTGGTGCTAATAGGGATAGTGCCAGCCACGATGATCACTTATCGCGCAATGCGTTGACGATGGGAACACACAGTTTGTTTGCCTTCTCTAGCACGCCTAACAATTCAGACCAATTAGTATTAGCCTGGTTAGCTTGATAGTTCATCTGTTTGATATAGGCGACCAGTTGCAGGATCATGTCTCGTGTTGTTTCTGGTGCCGTTCGGTCGTGGCTCTGCATTATCTCAACTCCTGCGGATACTCGTGCATGTGGTAG